GATTTCCTCAATAAGGCTGATTCGGTCCTTCATGGTTTACCCTCTACATGGTAGAGCAATCAGTAGCATATTTAGACCCTGATATACAGTCGAATCCTTATACGTTAAGGAACACGTAGTTTAACAATATCCAAAATACAATGAATGATAAAACTCAAAACTCTTAAATTCCCAATCAAGGGGCCTATCAGAGTTAAGTAGCCATCTCATTTTATACAACAACCTATCGTCTGCTTCCGCTCGCGCAGTTGGATGTCGAGTTTTAACACAACGCCACGCCTCAGAAAGAAGGTCATACATTTTCCTATCAAATCCATAAGCATAGCTCAAACCGATAATACGGTTAAGCACGTCTTCAGGACTCTTGTCACAGTTCTCAGGAATGAAAACCTGACCGACAGCTTTCTCATAATTGAACCTGATATTAGGGTAAAGGTGTGAAATCTCCCTTGAAAGGAAGGCTCCATCAGTATTACGACTAAGATCGGTACTACTCTTATCTGGATGGATACATACACCCAATTCACGAGTAGTTTCCTCCATCTCACGCATATACTGAAACTTATTAATACCACAGTCAGTTGAGACTCGAGAGTCATCACCAGACCAACGTGATGCTGAACCAATGGAATAACCAATAGAACCAGCACAATAATAAGAGATCAACATATTAACAATAGTACCTATAATGTACGTAAAACAGGAACCAGAAGGTAATCCTCTGTGTTTCTGAACAATACGATTGTAGAATACTAAAGGTGTGTGTATGAAGTACTCAATCAGGAAGTGAAAAAGTTTCTCTTCCTTATCAGTTAACTGAAATAATTGACGGTAAATGCTAAAAGCACTACGTATCAACTTAGTGTTAACTGATGCATCAAAACCTTTATAATCAAGTGTAACTAACTGACCTGATTCAACTTTGAACAACTCCTTCCAAGAAGAAGGATCCATCCAATTTAAGTTGCAACCCAAGAATTTAAAGTTTTTAAGAACACGTTTAGTAGCGCCTTCAAACCTAGCTTCAAGAGCCGAAATGGCACCTGGGAACCCCCAGACTAACCTTGGTTTATTTTTGCCTTTTTGTCTAACAACCCTCCTAGAGGATGCTACACATGGGTAAACTTCAGGTTTAGAACCCCTGAAGATAGCGTCTTGAATGACACTGGCGTCTCTAGTGATTTCTGAAACCACTTCACTACGTTTAGTTAGATAAGGATAACCCGCCGAACTACCCTGAGGTAGATTACGAATAGCTTCCTTCAAACGCAATGGTTTAAGAGAATCATACCCAAACAAACCAGAAACTTGTTCATGAGCCCAATCAAGAATATCATCGTCCATATCAACGGATAAATCCTGTTTATAGGCCTCAAAACGAGCCTCCATGCTTGAACGATCAGCGACATCTCTCCAAAGAAAATCAGTGATATTATAAGATGAGTGCTTCCTCAAAAACTTTGAAGGAACTGACCTTATCGTACTAATTCCATGTCTAACTGGAATTTTCTGCCACTGTCCTCTGAGATGACATTTGACTAGAGTTGGATCGTATTTCTTCTTTGAAGCACAACCGTTATCTATATCTTCTGACCTTTTCATTAAATGTCTTTTCTGTCTCGAACTGACTAGTTCGTTGTTCTCCTTTTATGCTAGTGAGAAACAGCAAGTACCGGTAGACTAGTACTAAATGGGACCATAACCGC